GCTTTGTCAATAGCAACTTCAGCAAGTGCATCTGGATCAATTGAAAACCCAAAGTCTAAGCCAAAAGACGTTTGCAAATTATCAGGATTGAACTCCCCAAACCTCCAATTTGTAAACACAACGCCATCCGCTTTATTTAACCAACTCCCTAAAATAACATGCTTATATTTATCTGGATTGTTTTTTTTTACTTGTTCAATGTCATAAAGAAATGATTCATCTAAGTTTTCTAAATTATCTAAGTAGGTTGTGTTAATGTAGGTAACGTTTTTTTTAATACCATTGTATCCCTCCTCAACTCCTTCTTGTTCAAAGAACCTTTTATAAATCCAATGCTCTTTTGTACTGGGATTAAGAATAAGAATCACCCTATTTTGTTTTCCTTTTTTCCTTATTGAAAAGTTTATTTTATCAAAAGTCGTTTCATCTGTTAACTCTTCAGCTTCATCAATTATCCACGTTGTAACTCCTTGCAAAGATTTAAGATTTGCGGTTTGATCACCTGAACTTGTTTTGATACCTTTGAATATTATTTTGCTCCCTGAATCCCTATTTAGTATTTCGGACTTCTGAATATCGAATGAGTTATTTAATTTAAGCAAATCAATTTTTTCTTGAAATTCAGGAATGATTGATAAATGTGCTGAAGTCATTGTTTGCCTAGTAAATAATATTTTATGCCCTACTTCAAAAGATAGTAGACTTATAAACCTACCTACTTCAAAAGACTTACCAGAACCCCTGCCACCTGTCACAACAAAGTACCTCGTAGCGTTCCCTAACTTATTCCAATTCTTCGGGTGCTTCTTTATCATAAAGCGTATTTATGTCGAAGTTCGTGTTTTTATTCTCGCTTTCAATATATTGCATAGATAGTTTTTTAAGTTCTTCAGGTGTAGCAATTAGTTTCATCAATGCCATTTGAAGTGCTGGTGCATTTGACTTGTACCACTTAGAACGTAAAGATACTTTTAACTCTATACGATTAGTTTCTAATAATCCTTTTAGCTCGTTCGATTCGTTGGAATCTAATGGAAAAAAATCGTAGTAAGTTGTTTTATTGCAAGGTATAAAAGCCACAATATCCTCAATGAAAAATAGTTTATGTTTAACTATCATTTCCTTTGCCTGTTCAAAGATAAGTTTTCTATCGTATGCCATTATACAAAGTCTTTAGTTACTACTCCGTTTCGTTTAATAGTCAATGTAGGGTCAAGTTTAACCATTCGCTTTACAATTACATCGCAATACTTCGGGTCTAATTCCATACCGTAACATTTGCGTTTAAGCTGGTGTGAAGCTACCATTGTAGTACCGCTACCTAAAAATATATCTAATATTATAGAATTATTTATAGTTTGTGGTTTAATTAAATCTGATATAAGTAATATTGGTTTTGGACAAGTATGTAATTCTCTCATTCCATCGCCTCTATTACTTTGTATTTCTAATATATCCCAAGTATATTTTTCTTTTATTTTACCAAATATAAAAATAGGTTCTGTTTTTCTTAAAAAATAAGACCTTCCACCACTTTGTTTTGTTTTATCAAACCATACTAATTCGTCACTTGGTTCTTTATTCCACCAAAAATTCTTATATGCCCACCCTGTTGTAATTATTATTAATTCACAATTAAGTTGTAATACATTAAACCATTCTTCACAAAAATTTAAATATTCTTCACCTTTTGTGTCTTTATGTGAATTATATTCATACCCAATTCCATACGGCGGGTCTGTGAATACCATATCCGCTTTTTCTCCATTCATTAACTTTGCCACTTGGTCGCTATCCGTACTATCCCCACAAAGTAAACGATGTTCTCCAATTTCGTAAAGGTCTCCTAAAACTGTTATCGCTTCTTCTGGAGGTGTTGTATCAAAATTATCTTCGGTTGCTTCGAGTACTTGCTCAGCTTCAAAAGTAGGAACATCCAATCCCCACTCTTCCAATTCATCTTGATTCCATTCGTTACCTAACATTTCAAAATCATGATCACCAAAAGAAACGTTATCTTTAATCGTGTATGCTTTTAATTTTTCAACGGTTGTTTCAGTTGGTAGTATCTTTGTTGGAACTTCTTTAATGCCTAATTCTTTTAAGGCTTTTAAACGCATATTTCCACAAATAACAATCAATTCTCCGTTGTTATCATAAGCAATAACCTCACGAAGTTCTAACATTTCGGGGTCATCTTCCAAAGATTTTTTTAACTTAATAAATTTATCATCTTTTAAGATACGAGGATTTTTAGGTAATCCATTAACTTGCCCTGTATTGTTTTTTAAGTCTTTTATTTTAACTAATTGCGTTTGCATATATTGTATCAAATTTATCTAACCAATCAAATCTATTTTTCTTAACTGCAAATTGTTCTAAAGTGCTTTGTCTTTTTTGTGAATTACAACTTTTGCAAGAATAAACTAAGTTATAACTTTGATTATCTCCACCTTTTGAAACTGGTGTTAAATGTTCTATTGCTTTGTAATTAGTTAAATCATTTTCACAAAAAAAACATTTATTTTCCTGAACTTTCAAAACGTTTTTTAAAAATTCTAAAGGCATTTTTAATTTTAAACCTAACTTTCTTTTGTAAAAAGATTCTTTTATTCTTATTGCTTCAGTTTCTTTTCCACCTTTCCAATTATAAAGGTTTTCTTTTTTACATTTTTCAGAATTAACTCTTGAAATACTTATCTTGTTTTTATGTTCATCAGTTAATTTTTTATTCTTTAAATTATTTTTAGAACATTCTTTACTGCAAAATTTAGTATTTTTAAAATTATAAAATTCAGTTTTACAATGGTTACAAACTTTATATTTTCTTAATGAAACACTATAACATTCTTTAGAGCAAAATTTAACTATTCTTGTTTTACAGTTTTTTTTTGTTTCAAATTCTTTTAAGCAAGTATTACAAACAATATTTTTCATAATACAAATATACAAAGAAATACCATTAACATACTATTTTAATCGTTGGTTATTAGGATTAATTTTAACCTCTGATAATTTTACTAGCTTCATAGTTATTTATTAAACATTGTATCACATCTCTTAAGCATCCTTGACATCCATCTACTTGAGCTACATAGCCAGTTAGTTCTGCGTAAACTTCTTGTATCTGTAACTTTTCATACCTTGTATAATCAAGCTCCCCTTTAAGCACTTTTACTTTAATGGCATTCCAGCTCTCTTTAGCGTTTTTCGATAGTTTCATAAATTTTCCCAAATACAAATACAAACAAAGGTGCATAAGATATTTGTAAAAAACAAATACTTACTAAAATACTAATCCAAAAAGAAAAGCATGGAAAGCAATCAAGTATCTTAATAGGTTTTGATATACGAATGCCTAGCCACTTTCTTAAGTAGTAGCCTATGTTTAAGTCATCCCTTAGTAAGAAGCTAATGAATAACGATATTAAAATTATATTTATCATAAGTGGAGAATAACGGAGTCGAACCGTTGACCTACTGCGTGCAAGGCAGTCGCTCTAGCCAGCTGAGCTAATCCCCCAAAGTACAAATGTACTATTTTTTATCTTAGTATTAATTTATACATTCCCTTTTCGTTTGGCTGTTCATCAATATTAAATGAGAAAGATAAAACGCCTGTTTTAGAAAGTTCATACACTTCATCAAACCATCCTATTAATTCTTTACTACAAAAACGAAAAGTATTTTTATCTCTTTGATGAATAATAAAAGCATCAGGCTCGGTATCTTTAATTATGTATGCTGATTTTTCTTTTTTGTTGAATCCAAACATTACGCCCTCATTGTCTTTTACATTCAAAATATTGCAGGTCTTTTGTGTTAAGGATACCCTTCCATTTCTTAAATAAATCTTAAGGCTTGCATCTTTGATGTAGTTCATTTGTCGGTGCGATGTTCTTCTAACTATTTCTATCATGACCAAAGGGTTAGGTTAGATTTTTCCATTAAAGTTTTGCCAAATCCTATCTCTTCAATTTCTTTATTATAAATTATAATTTCGTCCTCCCATTCTTTTGCTTGTGTAAAAAACTCTTTTTTAATTTCAAATCCAAAACCTTTTCTTTTTTTATTTGAAGCAGCTATTAATGTGCTTCCAGACCCAGCGCATGGATCAATAACAACATCACCTTCATCTGTAAAAATTTCAATTAATTTTTCAATCAATTTTACTGGTTTTTGAGTTGGATGTATTTTTCTAATTAAAGGGCTTGAAATATCATCACGTTCCCAATCAATGCAGTTAAAAATCATTTTCCCTTTATTTCTAAATTTAGGCAAACGGTCACGATAAAATATTAAACCATATTCGCAATTGCCTACTACTTTCATATTGGCTTTTAAAACTTGTGCTGAAAAGTTTTTGCGAAATACTAAATTTATATAATTTTTCAAACCATATCTTTTAGCGAGTTCAATCAAATACATTTGTTGGTCAAAAGCACAAAAAACAATCATACAAGGTGCATCACCTTTTTGTCTCGTTTCGCCATCTTCTAATTTTTTTGGTTTACTTTCTGCTTTTAACATTGTACTGCAAAAGTGCATAAATTCAGCTGGTCTAAAATCTTCATCTGTATCAAAAAAACTTTTGCCAGCCAATTCGCTTTCTCCATTTGCATTGTCTCCATCTTTATACCATGCAGGGTTTGAAGCATAAGCATTGTTACCTAAATTGTAAGGAATATCAGCTATAATCAATTGCGCTTTTGGTATTCCATAGCTTTTAAAATTTTGGAAGTGATCTCTATATATCATGGTTTCTGTTTTTTAAAGTTTTTAAGAACCGCAAGCCTCGCACTCGTCTTGGTCTTGGTTAGGGTTGTTCACTATTTCGGGATTCATTTGTTTTTTGATCTCATAGATTTCGTTGTGAATATCCATGTCATTGTATAGGTTTCCCGTTA